CGCCTTCTTTTGGAAGTGTCATAACTAACCAACTTTCTACAATTTATAAGTTTATCGTCTACTATTATATCATAAATTGATCTAATTTTTTTGAATTTTACATGAAAATGTTAAAGATAATCTCTGAGAGCGCTTGCTATATCCGAAAAATCATAGCCTTTTCTAGCTAAAACTTGGGTCAAACGTTGCTTTAGTTCGTAACCTTCATATTTGCGAGCGTATTTAGTATATTGTTTGTCTAACTCTTTGAAAATGAGTTCCTGAGTCGTTTCTTGATCAACTTGACTATCCAAGTCGTCAAAGGCATTTCTAGCATCAGAATAGGAGAAACCTTTGTTCGTCAAGCTTTGAATGATCTTATCCTGCAAGGCACGAGCAGGAAGCTTTCCCGTGTATTTTTTAAGCAGTTTCTCCGCCATACGATGAGCAACCTCTGAAAAATCAAAATCCTTTAAAACATCTTCAATAGTTGATTTGGCAAGCCCTTTTTGAGACAGTTTTTGAGCTAGCACATAAGGCCCCTTATCTCCAGAAAGTTGATTGGCATTGATGATAGAGTAGGCATACTGACGATCATTAATCCAGTTATCTTCTTTAAGGTTAGCAATAACTTGACTAGTGATTTTTTCATCAATATCATACTTTTTCAGATACTCTCGCACTTCCTTTTCGGTTCGAGCCTTAAATGATAGATGGTAGAGGGCGAGGTTCTTACCATAAGAAAACTGAGCAAAGCCCTGTATCTCGGTCAATTCTTCTTTGCTAATGACCTTATCTTTAGACAACATAAAACGGACAATGGTATCTTCCGTGATATAAGAGGTTTGTTGATTATCTAGCTCCATTAAGTAGAGGCGTTTTTTCTTTTCAAGTTTTGTGATTTTCATAGTTCTATTATACCCTAAAATGTGAGAGAGGGCTGAAATCCCTTGAAATAGCTATTTTCTAGTCTTAGATTTTTAAATTTAAGAACTTTTTAGGAACTTTGTAGTTTCTCAATAGCTTTTTCATAAAAGGAAGTCGCCTTTTTCTTATTCTCTTTGGATAGGTGGCTATATATATCCATGGTCATGGAGATTTTTGAATGGCCTAGCCGTGTTTGAATATCTTTGTAAGGCAGTCCAGCGTTAAGCAAGATACTAGCGTGGGTATGGCGGAAGGCGTGAAAACTCAAACGAGGGCATCCGGCCAGTTTTAAATGCTTTTCTAGTCTGAATCTGAGCGCCCCAGCTTCTCTATAGTTGTCAAAGCTATCAGAGAATACTCTTTCATAGGTCACGCCTATTTCTCTACCTTTCTGTCCTTGTCTCGCTTTATAGAGCCGTAGCAGAAGTACCGTTTTGGTATCTAGGGAAATTTCTCTAATGCTGCTTTTACTTTTGGGGCTAGTGATTTCTTTTAGGGTGTTTAAAGTCTTTGTAACTGAAATGCTACCGTTCTGCAGGTCAATATCAGACCACTCCAGGGCTAAACACTCACGAATACGCAAACCAGTTGCTAGAAGTGTCTTATATAACACGGTATCATAGAAATCTTTTGTAGTGTTTGGCAACTGATCCAGATAAGCTAAGAATTTTTTCAAATTATCGTCATCTAGATATTTCAGTTTTTGCCCCTCTTTTGGTTTGCGACGTGGGATGATGATATCAGTAGCTGGATTTGTAGAAATAACTTGTATAGAAACCGCATAGGATAGTATGCGCTTGTTTAAGGCGTGGAGTTGGTTGTATTGCTGATAGCCTTCCCCTAGTTGGTTATAATCTATTGCCCATTGGTTTACCTGGTGCTGAATAATAGGGGGCGTCAGTTTATCCAGTTTGTAGTCTCCAAAGGCTGGTAGGAGATACTTTCTTATGTTGTTTTTTGCGCCTATAAGGGTGCTATGTTTGACTGTATGGCAATAATTTTCTAACCAGAGTTCCGTCAATTCCTGATAGGTGGTAACGTTAACGGCTTTCTTAATCGTTGAGCCGTTTTTTTCAAACTCTACTTTGGCTTGAATGGCCTTACTTTTGAGTTCTTTCTTGGTTCGTGCTGATATGGTAGTCTTGACTTTCTTACCAGTCATTGAATCGATGCCTAGATAAATACTAGAGCGGTAGACTACTGAACCGTCTTTTTTTGTGTATTGTGTAATCTTCATGGTGCTACTCCTTTTCCATCAGCAGGCAAGCAATTAGAAAAGATTTTGAGTTTATACCATGCGAGGAGCTACGAGAACCCCTCTATTTTCGATTTTAAGCAGTCAGACGGTAAATTGTACCAGAATAAGAAATAAGGCGGATATGGGCTTATTTTTCGCTTTTTTCTTGGTTTGTAAAATGATATTCATCTTTTTCATCTAATGGAAAGGGATATATCTGGTTTACTCCAAAAGTTTCATCAGAAGAGACTAGCAAGTTAAATATTAGGACTAGATTTCTATCCTTTACTTTCATATCTTCATCTGATACAAATTGAACAAATCTTTTAAAGCGTTTTTCTTGTTTTTTGAAAAGGACTTTATCAAATTCTTCTAAAGTTGGGAGGCTACTATTTAATGCTTGAAATGCTTCCCACTCTTTTTCAGATATCATGAGATAAGAAACTGGAACTTTAAAAAAATTTGCTATTTTTGTGGCGTTTTTAGTTCGTATAGAAGTTTCACCACTTTCCCAACGTTGCAACGTTCGCAAGTTAACGCCTAATATTTTAGCAAGTTGATCTTGCGAAATCCCTTCCTTTTCTCTTAAATTTTTTATTCTATTCATGATTGTAACACTACCTTTCAATTATATTATAAACAATTACGGCATAAAAAGCCACAAAAATAAAAAATAAAGATTATTTTGCTTGACAAACGGTTTTTAATGCCGTATAATACGATTAAGAAAACGGCAAAAAAAGCCGTTAGAGAGGAGGGTGTAAATGCTGATAACAGTTGAAACGGCTGTAAAAGTCCGAAAAAAGCGAGCAGTGGAGCAACTCACTAAGAAAGATTTATCGGAAAAATTGGGCATCAAGTCGCAAACTTTGACTAAGGTTGAAACAGGTAACTATGATGCCCCACGTCGGATTTACCAGTCAGTTATGGATTGGTTGATTGATGATTTATGATTTTTAACATTACCTTTCACCAGTTGAAAATCAAGTAGATTATTAGAAAGGAGCGAGCTAATGGACGACGATTTTGAAATAATTGAAAATGCCAAGGGTTTACAAATTCCCAAGCATTTCAAGGATTTTAAAAAACTAGTTGAGAAAGACAGACAACTAGCTGAATATCTTTGCATGAACTATGAGGACTTGGGAAGTGAAGACCTGGGGGCATTTCTTGAAACGGTGGAGCAGGGCTTCAGCTGGATTCTGGATCTTATCGAAAGTAAAGACTTGCTTTATAAGCCCAAGTCAGGGAAAAAAGCATGAAACAAAACAACAAAAAAAGTCACTTGCTGAAAGTTTGGCGACCGAAGCAAGCGACTAGATGAATGGTATAGATATTTTTTCTATACCTTGATTATAGCATAGAAAGACAAGGTACACAATGGGAAAGAGACACCAATCAGTAAAATTTAAGGACATAGCCGAGAAACTTCCTGATCTTGAAGGTAAAAACCTAGAAGAAATCGCTGGAGTATTAGGCTACCGCAACCTAGAGAGTTGCAGAGTCAACCTCTACAATTTGAGACAAAACAAGCGACTAGGCTTTGAAGTAGAAAAAGGGATCTATAGTAAGTTTGAACTCTTGGACAATTCGGTAAAAGAGGAACTGGAAGACAAGGAACTTTCTGAACGTGGGCGCTATTTGAAGAGTGTAGCACGCTACAAGGCAATGCTGAACGCTTTTTCTATCGCCTTTGATAGCACGGTCAAGGCGGAAACTAGGCAGAAAGCGGAACATGATGGCTTGAAAGCCTTAGATAGGATTCCAGATACACATTATGCCTTACTCTATGACATGATGGAGGGCTAACAGATGACAGTAAAAACTCACTTCGCTAGATTCATGCGTAGAGGCATGGAGTTAGCAAGGCAATTACATAGCAAAGAAATCCAACGTGAAGAATTTGATAGAGCCTGGAAAAGATTAGGCGATCAAATCGAAAACGAAACAAAGACAAACTAAGAAAACCGAAGAGCAGGCAAGCAATTAGAAAAGGTTTTGAAAAACGAGTGCTGACACGGCGATTCTAGGCACTTGTTTAGAAAAAATGTGGGTGATTACCCATGAAACACCGCTACATACGTCCGTCAACTTGGCAGCGTTTGGAGTGGTGGGAAATATGTATAGGAAAAAGAAAAAAGATGAATGAATATTTTAAAAAATTTGAAAAAGAGCTGGGACTTGTAGAGGAAAAGCTAGATATTTTATCAGAGTGGCATTTTTCCAAGGAACACCATGGAGCAACAGAGATCGCTGAAGATTGTAGATCAGCAATTAGTCATTTATGGATTCAGTTTTACAAATTATCTGAAGTATATAAAAAGCAAGAGGCAAGTCATGAGGATTTCTTTAATAAGAATGTTGAGAACCTGCTTGGAGAATTAAAAAAATATGATGATGAATGCACAGAAAAGCACGGGGAAGCTCCTGACTGGCTGCTATTCAGTTTCTTAGACCAAGCAATAAAAGAAAATGATTTAAGTAATGGGATTGAGCATGCAACTACGTCAACATGGATGTACTTACGTAGTTTAGTAGTTGCTGATCTGCGAAAAAGGGGGCTATTGAAATGAATGAACTAGATATAAGCAATACAGAGGCGCTTATTTTTACCGTGATATTGATTGGCTTTCTCATGTATCTAAACCGCCGAGACCGCAAAAAAAGCGCCCAAATCGAGCAAGAAAACACGCAGGCAATAGAAATGCCTAGCGAGGATTTAAGCCCTGACTATGGGCGATATATTCAGCTTGCAGGGGCGAGACCGTGGGGGTGCTAGTATGTTTGAAAAAATGATTGAGGAACTCAAGACAAAAATATTAGAAGCCATCGAGCGTTACCTAAAAAGCCGTGAAAAGGTACCACAAAAGTTTACAGGTCTAATCTCAGCCCAGGAAGCCATGGAAGAGTTGGATATAAAGTATAAGACACTACAAAAGTGGGAAGGTGCAGGCTTAAGACGGTATCAGCCCCCACTAGAGGATACTAGGAAAGCATACTATAAAGTGGCTGATATTTGGAAGTTCTTGGGGGTAGAGGAATGAGAGTGCTGGAGTTGATTTTATCCGCTGATAAACTATCATTATTCGCCTTTCTCAAGTCTACCCCTACCCAAGTATGGAAGAATGGAAACTACTATAAGTTTGTCTATTATGAGCCAATAGGTGAGGGACTTACAGATTTTCGGTACAAAGGCTTATATGTAACTATCAGAGATGATAAAAGCCATAAGGAGGGCTGGGAACTAACTAGATCATTGGAAATTGCTTTGGCTAGTCCTGACTTGCTGACGATCCTGAAAGATTTAGAAGTAAACAAATTGACAGAGCAACGGCAGGGGCTGGGAGTGGAGTTGAAAGGTTGGGTTCTTGACCTGATTTGTAACGGGATTTATACCAGATATGAGACTTCGGTCTTTGTTCGTTTACTATTTGTGAATGGCTACAGTTTTAGTCAGCTGGTGGACTTGTTTTCTGCAATCGTCAAACGAAAAGAACTAGCCAGCTATTTCCTAGAAGTAGCAACAAAATTTTATAAGGAGGTGGCTTTTGAATAGCAATGACATTGTAAGTAAAATCATTGAGGAAGAGCAACAGCAAACACCGCCTGACGTGGTGGACTTGACCAGAGCAAGAGAGACCAACGAGGAAAACAATAGCCTGAATCTAACACCTAAAACCAAGGGGAAAGGCTTTGCCATAACCTTGGACAATCTCAAGAAGATTTTAAGTGGAGATAGCAAGCTGAAAGGGGTGATACAGTATAACACTTTTACATATGAAATTGACATGACAAAACCAACAAAATTGAACGGTAGAACCTTGAGCGGAACAATCGATGACCTGATTATCAGAGAGATTAGGGCGTATATTGCTACCAAGTACAAGATGGACTATAAAAAAGGGGATATAGCCGATATTTTGGAAGTAGTGGCTGGAGAGCATAGCTACAACCCTTTAAAAGACTATCTGGAATCATGCGAAAGCGAGTATAAAAAGCTAGTGTATCAGCGTGATCCTTTTGATATTCTAAGGCATTATCTGAATATCAAAGATGACGAGTATAACCGTATTATCATGGACTTGTTTTTTCGTGGAGCGGTTGCCAAAGTTTTCGACCCCTCTATTAAATTTGACTTTGTGCTGGACTTGACTGGACGGCAGGGAGTGGGGAAAACTCAATTTTTTGAGGGGCTATTCACCCACAAATATTTTACAACCGTTGAAACTTTCACGGATAAAGACGATAAGGCTAGAATGGTTAGAAATTGGTGTGTATTTGATGATGAAATGGTGGCCAGTAAAAAAGCCAGCTTTTCAGAATTAAAGAAATTTATCACGGAAACCAAGATAGAATATAGACCGCCCTACGCTTCCAGTGATAGGCGACTCCCTAAGAGTTTCATTATCGTGAGGGCAACCAATGACCATGATTATTTAAATGACCTGACAGGGGAAAGGCGCTTTCTGGTTGCGGAAGTCTACAAGGATACTGCCTATAAGGGCAGGGAGTGGGCAGAAAAAGACCGTAGAGCCTTTTGGGGCGCTATGGTGTTGGCTTGGAGATCTAACCAGGTGCTGAACCTGACGGATGAACAGGAAAAGCTAGTAAACGATGTGAGAAGTCGCTACAAGTTTGTAGATGAAACCCTTGAGGATTTGGAGCGCTATTTAGCTTTACCTTATCCAAAAAATATGTACCAGTATCCAATATCAGACCGGACAAGATACTATTATATCTATGACATGATGAATGAAGGATATTTTAGAAATAGCGAAGGCGGAACGGCGGAACTGGATACAGATAAATATGGCGAATTGGTAGATAGGAGCAAGATGACCATTAACCTATTTTTTCAAGAGGTATATTTGACTGATAATGTACCACCAAAGGATAAAGCTAAGGTTAAAAAATTCATGCAAAATCGAGACGGTTGGGAGCATAGACGATCGACAAGATTTGGCAAGAGTATTAAACCAGCTTACGTCAAAAAAACGTAGTCAGTGTAGTTCATATTTTAAAAAGTGACTACGCTTCTAAAGAGGGATTAAAGCTTGATACAAAAGGGGTTAGGAAAAAGTGTTGTTTTTATCATTTTAGTGACTACACTTCTAAACCCTTGATATGACTGACTTTTATATAAAAATGTAGTTATTTTATATTTATTGAA